CCCTCTTTTTTTCTTCCTTTTATATATTCAAATTTACCTGACATTAGTTTAACTTATCCCTCCAGTCGTCTAATTTAATTATCTTACTTTCTAATTCATTATTTTCTTTTAATAAATCATAAACATTTCTCCCTAACCCATAAACTAAATCAGGGTCATCTCTAGACAACTGTCTTATTCCAAGAGCTACTATAAATGCTAATTCTTTTTCTGGTGTATCAGGTTTGTATTTAGGCTCTAGCCTACAAGAAAACTTTGTTTTTCCAAACGGAGTTACAAATATTTTTATTGTCGTATCATCTTTTTTAGTCCGTGTCACTTTCTACCATCCTAGGATTATTTACTTCAGCATACCAAACATAAGGAGGATTTGCGGCTCTTGATTGTTGCTGTGGAAGATATTGTAATGAATCTCCCCAACATTTATGTTTGTACTGACAAAATGTGCACACAGTATCTAAAACCTTATTCCCTGTCTCTGATTTGTTAAACTTTTCATTCTTTAATTCAAATTTTCTTTCAAAAGGCTCATCAGTCATCAAAGCCTTTATGTTTCTTCTAGCTCTTCTTATAGCATTTCTTTTATAATCAGAGTCATCATCAGGAGGTGAGGTAACTAACATTTCTCCTGTTTCTTTATTTACAACAATCCATCCACCAAAATCTTTGTTAAGAGCTTTTGAATATAAATATCCTTGAGGCAGATAACCAAATACATCATTCTCAGCCATTGATTTAAAACCTTTGTTAAATTTATGAATGAAAGAGAAATTAGAAGCAGATTTGATATCGTAAACTTTATCGTCAATTATAATATCATATGTACCCTTGATGTCAAAGTATTTTGTTTTTAATTTTACTTTTCCTTGCAAGCCATTTATTTTTACTTGCACAGTTTTTAGAAGCATAACAACTACTGC